TTGGAAGATACCAAGTGGAGAATCAACATCCTTTGTTGGTTGGAATCCTATGTGTATCCCTACAATGGATTACATCGTATGGAAACTAAAACGTCGTGAACAAATTGCCAAAGGTGAAATCATTGGATAAATTATCTAAAGAGGAAATGAGGTCTAAAATTAAGGAGTTTTCCACACTTCTTAAAAGTCAAAGAGAACACTGGGACAAGGAAGACAAGATTGGATTCACATATTCTTGTGATTTAATATCACAATCACTCATTACATTATACATTCGCTTAGGAAAAACTGACTAATGGATTACAAAACTTCTGGTGTTGACATTGAAAAGGGTCGGTCCTTTGTAGAGTATCTTAAGGTAATGGCACCTAGGATTGGTGGGTTCAATGGAATGATTCATGTTCCACCAGGATATGAACAACCTGTATTAGTATCTGGTGCTGATGGTGTCGGAACTAAAATTAACATTTGTAGGATTGCATTTGATTACACCACTATTGGTCAGGATCTCGTTGCTATGTGCGTCAATGACGTTATATGTTCTGGTGCTAAACCATTATATTTTCTAGATTATATCTCTACCAAATCACTTGATGCTAATGTCAGTGACATTGTGTATGGAGTTGTCACTGGTTGTGGACTTGCTGGAATGGAACTCCTAGGTGGAGAAACAGCAGAGCATTTTAGAGCAACTGACTATGACCTTGCTGGTTTCTGTACTGGTATTGTAGAGAAGAATGAGATTGTTGATGGCCAGAATATCAGACCTGGTGATGTAGTCATTGGTATTGAGAGTAGTGGTCTTCATAGTAATGGTTACACACTCATCAATGATATGTTATGGAGAAATAAAATCTTCTACAAGGAGATGCCTGAGTTGCTAACACCAACCACCATCTATGCTCCTCTCATTCAGCACCTGTTGGATGAAGTTCCTATCTTAGGCATGGCTCATATCACTGGAGGTGGTATCCCTGAGAATCTTCCACGATGTCTTCCTGCTTGGATGAAAGTTGATGTTGACTATGATGCTTGGGAGAGACCAGAACTCTTTAACAAGATCCAAGAGGCGGGAGATATTGCTGAGGAAGAGATGAGAAATGTATTCAACCTTGGTATTGGATTCTGTTTAGTGGTTCCACAAGAGGTTGCAACACTAACTCAGAACTTGATTGCTGATACTCCACATGGCATGAGGTCTTGGATTATTGGAGAGGTTCAGTAATTAAAATAAATAGAGGAGATAAGACTCCTCTTTTTTAATGGCATTTTATTATCCTGAAGGAAATTTTGGTCCTGTTTGTGATGTCATCAGACCAGAGGCAGACATTGCGCTAGACGGAAGAGATGCGTTAGCAGACCCAGATGTCCGTGAAACTACGCTGGAACTTGATGGTGATGAGGATTATTGGGGTCCTTCTAAACCTATTGTCATTAAAAGAATTAGATGTAAGAAGCGAAGCGATGGAACATACTACGATTGTAAATACGAATGGATAAATGATACAGTCTTCGATGACTGGGAACGATGTATTGCTCCTCAAGCAGAGTGTTATGATTGGGGAGATGCTTCTATAAGAAATTTAAGATTAGACGAAGATTTCTTTATTCCTGATATAGGACCTGATGCATGTTTTCCTTTTGACCCTGATATTAATATTAGAAACAATGCATTCTTTTCTGCTAATGGCGAAAGAGTATTGATGGCAGCAAGAGAAAGGTCTTCACCAGTTACATTCCCTGTGTCATCAAGACAGAAATTTTTAATTAGTAACAACAATGTAAGTGCATCATTTCAAGGAAGTTTGAGTTATCTTATAACAGATCCTGGTATTAATTTACGAGTCAATGGAACTTCCACAAGAAATTGGGGCAATGGTTCTGGTGCATTTGGAGGTTTTGTTTTCCCTAATGGTGGTGGTAATAAGTATCTTGCTTTTGGTAATCCAGGTACGACTCCATTTTCAAATGCACAAGCCAATCGTTTAGCAACAGTCAATCTTAATCTGGAGGGATTTGATACTCTAGTTTTGGAAGCTATTGCTGGCACTGATAATAACGGTGGCGAGAGACCAAACCTTGCTGGGGAAGGTCTTTATATAGTCTGGCCTAATGGTAGTGAGTCCAAAATTATACCATCGAGAGATGAAGTTAGTAGTACTGATAATTATGACAACACGCATGGTGGGTGGAGAAATATAACTACTAACATTCCAAATCAATATAGGAAAAATAATGTAGACGTTATTATTAAACAGACTTTACAAGATTATACTGATGAAAATGGTATCCCTGTAAATACAGATCCAAATGGATATGATGCGTTTGGTATTTCTAGAATTGGTATGCAAGGAACTGCATTGCAAACTTCTGGAACTGGCACAGCAAACTTGAGGTTTAATTTTGAGTGGGATGACAATCCAAATACTGCTGGTACTGCTTTAGGGCAAGTAATTATTGGAGATGTTGGTGGCAGTATTGTCTTCTCTAGAGATACAGATGATGAAGATGGAGATGAGGACAAGACTCTGTTTGGCGTGAGTGCAGGACTTTACCGAGCCAGTATTCGTGGTAACAAGGGTGGATTTGAACTGAAAAATAATAATTCGCGAATATGTTTTAAAGATGGTGATGGAGATGATTGCAATGCCGATTTAAGAATCACTGGTACTACTGGTGGTATTACTGCAAAGTTTACTCGGGATGGAGATTTAAGAGTAACAGGTTCTGGTGTTGGTAATGTTAACTTTAATTTTGAGTATGACGATGACCCAGATAATGCTGGACTTGCTATTGAAAGTATTTCATTTTCAAATAGTGAGGGTCTTATATTCATTCAAACTCCAGGTGATAACGAGGGTTCTCAACAAGAATCTCTAGAGGTAACTGCTGGACAAACATTCCCAGTTACAATTCAAGATAATAGTGGTGGGTATGAAGTTGTGGACAATGGTAAAAGAATTAATTTTTTTGATAGGGATGGAAAAGATGCCAACGCTTCTTTGAAAGTTAGTGTAGAAGCACAGAACACTATAGAAAATGATTCATTCTGGAGTGACCGTGGAAATGCTCTTGCCGCTTGGGTTAATCCAGAAGTATGCACATTGCCACAATTGGTTCAGAACGTTACTTATCGAGTTAATATTGAACAAGCAGACCAATATAATTTTGAATTTGCATGTGATGATGTTGCCCAACTTTTCTTTGAAGACGAAGAAATACCTGCATTGGATATTCAGGGGGGTATTTTTAGAGGTGGAGAATTAAGTACTCCATACAATCATCAAAGAAATTTACCTGCTGGAATAATAGAATTTACAGTAAGATGTACAAATAGTGATGCTGGATATCGTGATGATGATGGAGACCCTGTTGGGGGAGCATATGATTGGGGTTTGAATCCTGGTGGGTGGTACATAAGAATTTGTAGAGGTGGTGCATGTATTGGTGGTCAAAATACTGCTCCATGGGTTCCTTCATTTCCTTGGCATACATGGAATAATTTTATGAACACCTATGCTGTTTGGCCATCATCAACCGACTCTAATGCAGGGACATATCAAAGTGCATCATGGTCATTTAATGTACCTTCAGCTGGAAATTATGTGCTAAGAACAAATGCAGATAATACTGCAACATTTATCTTAGATGGTGTAACTATTGGTACTACTACAGGGTTTCAAGGACCTGTAAAAGAATATCAATTAACCAATATTGGTGCTGGTCCTCATGTATTAAATGTAAATGCTTTAAATATTACGAATCCAAATGGGACAAATGCTACTTGGGAACAAAATCCAGCAGGTGTTGCGTGGACATTTGAAGGAACTAATGGTGCTGTTGAAGCAAAATTTAATGACCAAGGTGGTTTAGTTGTTACAGGAGACGGTACTGCTACATTAGATTTTGATTTTGAATGGGATGATAATCCTAATACTAACGGTACTGCACTTGGAACATATAGTATCCCTGGTATAGGAATATCATTCACTCAAGGTAGTGGTTCATCTGGTAGTGATAATGGTACTGCGACCGTATCGCGGGGCACATACAATGCAAACATCAATGATAATAGTGGGGGGTTTACTATTGAAGATAATGGTAAGAAGATTTGTTTCCGAGATACTGATGGTGATGATTGCAATGCTGAACTTAGAATAGGTGGTTCAAATCAACAAAATGTGGTAATTGCATCCTCACTTGACACCTCATCAGGAAATGGTAATATAATATGGACAACACGAGATGCAGTAGGGTACGAATACTATGAAGTTACCTAAAATACATAGGGAAGATTTACCTAAAGAGGTTCAGGACTTGGTGGGTGATGGGGATTATGAGTTTGAATCTCTACTAAATGCATATGATATCATTGATGTTCCCTTAGATTTGGAATCCTATAATGAAGGAAGAGCAAAAACAGCAGAAGAGTTGATAAAAATTAGAAAGGCGATAGAAGAAACGCGAATTAAAAACAAAAAAAGAAAACATGTATAAATACTCACTGTTATTAACGTAACAAATTACAACAAATTGCAGGTGCCTCAATTAATCGCATCTCTTTGTTGACAGCACCACTCAAAGGTGCTATACTTATCACAACGAGGGCAAGTCGAGCTCTCTTACATCCGTAGGTTAAACTCTACGAGACATATTTAAAGGTAATTTTTCAAATGATCAAAACTGTATTCGCAGCAACTGCTGCTCTGTTCGCTTCTGCTGGTGCTGCTTTCGCAGGACCCTACGTCAACGTCGAAACCAATGCTGGTTGGACGGGTTCTGAGTACAACGGTGCTGGAACAGACCTGCACGTAGGTTACGAAGGCGAACTCGGTGAGTCTGCTTCATACTACGTCCAGGGTGGCGCTACTGTAGTCTCTCCTGACGGTGGCGAAAGCGACACCGTTCCTTCTGGTAAGGCAGGTGTTGGCGTCTCCCTCACCGAGGCACTTGGTGCATACGGCGAAGTCTCGTTCGTTGGTAGTGGTGATGAGGATCTTGACCGTGGCTATGGAGCTAAATTGGGCGTCAAGTACAACTTCTGATTCACTAAATAATGTGGAGACCTTTCGTGCGGTCTCTACAAAAGTCGGAACACCCATGGGACTCTTAGGAGTCCCTTTTTTATTCTAGAGGTACTATGAATTTTGAAATTTACACTCGCAGTGGATGTCCTTACTGCACAAAAGTAAAACAAGTTTTACAAGGAAAAAATCTTTCTTTTAGTGAGAAGCAATTGAATACACATTTTACTCGTGAAGAGTTCTATCAAAAATTTGGTGCTGGTAGCACATTCCCTCAAGTTTTAAAGGGAAGTGTTAAGTTGGGAGGATGTACAGAAACCGTACGATATCTTAGAGAGAACAATCTAATCTAATCTAAATATTACTAGAGTTCATAAAGGGGAGGTTGGTTTCATCAGTTCAGATTTAATAACAAACGGAGGAAACCATGTTAATTGCATTAGTTGTGTTAGGAGTAATCGGAGCATTCATTCTAGGAATTACAGTTTCCTGGTTAGCAAAGGGTTACGTCGAAGACTACATAGAAAATGCAGCATACGCAAAATCTGTTACCCATCCAGAAATGCTGGATGAAAATGGTAACATTATACAAGACGAGTTGATTTTTATTAGACCAGCAAATCGTTACTGGGACTTTGATGATGAACTTGAAGAATGATTAAAAGGAGTTAATTATGCCACGCACTATGGAGAACAGTAACTCTAGGTTACTGTTAAGTGAGATTTTGAGAAAGGTCTCTAATGCAAAAACAAAAGCGGAGAAGATCAATCTTCTCCGTAAACACAATACACCAGCTCTGAGACAGTTAATGATTATTAACTTTGACGATAGTGTAATTTCATTACTACCTGAGGGTGATGTTCCCTTTACACCTAATGATGCACCAGCTGGAACTGACCACACGAGATTAGAGCAACAGTATCGTGGATTGTATCGCTTTTTTAAAGGTGGTGCGAGTCTACCTACTCTGAAAAGAGAGTCGATGTTTGTTCAACTTCTAGAAGGACTTGCTTCTGAAGAAGCAGAATTATTAGTCCTTGTAAAGGATGGGCAACTCAATAAAGAGTATAAGCGTATTACGAAATCGGTTGTCCAAGAGGCATATCCAGATATTCAGTGGGGAGGTCGTTCGTGACCGTGTACCGTTTCAGTAAAGAAGAAACTGAAGAGGATACTGCGGAACAAATTCTGCAAAAAAATAAAGAAGATGGGGCAGCAGTTATTGTGGCAACCATCTTTTTCTTTACCAAACCTCTAATTCTTATGCTATTATGGAACATGTTAATGCCAGGTATCTTTGGACTTTCTAGTATTGGTTATCTAAAGTCACTTGGTTTGTACTTATTCGCCCGTATTATTATTGATAAGAATGACTAAAGTATGTTTAATCTCTGTTACTCCTGAGGCAGAGAAAACAATTGGATACATTGCTCGTGTAAGTAATCCAGCAAATCAGGAGAACCCTAAAATTTCTGGACTGTTAAAGTATTGTATTAAGCATGGACATTGGTCTGTGTTTGAGCAAGCATCTATGACACTAGAGATTCACACTACTAGGGCAATCGCAGCTCAGGTGCTTCGTCACAGGTCGTTTACATTCCAAGAATTTTCACAACGCTATGCTGATTCTTCCCTACTCTCGGAGAAGATCCCTCTACCTGAACTACGCAGACAGGACACCAAGAATCGTCAGAATTCTATTGATGACATTGATGCGTTTACCAGACAGAAGTTTGAAATCTTGATGCAGCATCACTTCAAAGAAGCGATGAATTTGTATCAAGAGATGCTGGATAATAATATTGCAAAGGAATGTGCAAGAAATGTGCTACCATTATGCGTAGGCACAAAAATGTACATGACGGGCAATCTCAGAAATTGGATCCATTACATCCAACTGCGTTCCTCCAATGGCACCCAGAAGGAGCACATGGACATTGCAAACCTTGCCAAGCAGCATTTCATCTGTCAGTTCCCAGTCATCTCTGAGGCGCTTGGGTGGTGCTCTGAAGGTGATTGCGGATGCCCTGAGCGTCTTGATGAATGTGACTGCCTCCAACCTTCTTTGAGGATTGATTAATGCCACTATACAACGTACTAAATAAGGTCACTGGCGAAAAACAAGAGTTTCGCAAGTCCATTGCCGAATATGAGCAATGGAAAAATGACAATCCTGATTGGGATAAAGATTGGCATGCTGGTGTCGCAGGTACAACCTACGGTAATCCCAAACAATCTGATGGATTTAAAGAAGTAATGTCTAAAGTCCAGAAAGCACATCCCCGAGCAAACCTTAGTAGATTTACTTGATATGGCAAGAGCACGTAAAAGGAATACAACTAGTAATCCTGTTCCTTCTAATATGTCTGCTAAACAAATAAAGCGAAAGAAACCTCTTGATAAGAGTTACATGGTTCCTATTAGACCATTGACTCCTAATCAAGAGACTGTCTTTGAGCAGTATGGTTTAGGGCAAAATGTATTACTTCATGGCGCTGCAGGTACAGGTAAAACTTTTATCGCTCTTTACCTTGCTCTACAAGAAGTGCTTGACGAACACAGTCCCTATGATAAAATATACATCGTAAGGTCTCTTGTGCCTACAAGAGAGATTGGTTTCCTTCCTGGAGACCATGAAGATAAGTCAGCATTGTATCAAATTCCATACAAAAATATGGTAAGGTATATGTTTAGTATGCCTGATGACAATTCATTCGACATGCTTTATGACAACCTCCGAGCGCAAGAGACTATTTCATTTTGGTCTACTTCTTTTATCCGTGGAGTTACTCTTGACAATGCCATTGTTATTGTCGATGAGTTCTCGAATCTTAACTTTCATGAATTAGATTCTATGATTACTCGCATCGGTGAGGACTCTAAGATTATGTTCTGTGGTGACATTACACAATCAGACTTAGTTAAGAGTAATGAAAAGAATGGAATATCAGATTTCATCCAAATCCTCCAGAGTATGCGTGAGTTTACATGCGTTGAGTTTGGTATTGATGATATCGTTCGTTCTGGATTAGTTAAATCGTACCTTCTCACTAAACACAATCTAGGTTTTTAATGTTTAATTTTATTGATGTTAACCTCAGCGAACATGTTGAGGTTGATCCTGTGACAAGAGATGGTACTCGTTTCTATCCTATTCCTGGGGCAGATAAATACTATCCGAGTGTAACCTCAATCACATCGTTTAAGAGCGCGAAGTTCTTTGCCAAATGGCGTAAAAAAATTGGTGAAACTGAGGCAAATCGAATTACTGCTAGAGCAACCCAAAGAGGTACTGCTTTTCATGCAATAACTGAAGATTATATCAAAGGACAACTAGATCTTAACAGGTACTTGGAAAATAACCCATTATCTGTTAGAATGTTTCAGTCAGCAAAGTCGGAGCTGAACCGTATCAACAACATCCATTGTCTAGAAACTTTTTTGTATTCACATTATCTTGGTCTTGCTGGTCGTGTAGACTGCATCGCTGAGTTCGACGGTGAATTGGCAGTAATCGATTTTAAAACTTCAACTAAAGAAAAAAAAGAGGAATACATTGAGAACTATTTTGTTCAAGAGACTGCATACGCAGCAATGTTCCTCGAACGTTCAGGTATTGAGGTAAAAAAAATTGTCACACTTATCGCCACTGAAGAGGGAACTATTCAAGTATTTCAGAAGTACAATCTTGATGACTATTTACACTTACTCAAATCCTATATTGAAGAATTTGTTAGGGGACATTCAAATGCCTGAACAAAAACCAGAAGAAAAATTTCTAACTCCCACAAAGTTTTCTCAAGAGATTGAGTCTTTAGTGAAGACAAGTGGAGGTTTGATTTCATACATCGAAGCAGTATTAACTTACTGTCAAGAGAATGAAATTGAATTGGAAACTGTCTCAAAGTTAATCTCAAAACCTCTTAAAGAACGTCTGCGACATGAAGCAGAAACTTTAAACTACATGAAAAAAACATCCAAAGGAGTATTGCCACTGTGACAGGTCTTGAAGTGTACAAAATGTATCTTGCATTGAAGATGCACTTCACTAAAGATAATTATGATTATGTAAAATATAGAGGTAAAGTATCTGCCTCTGAAAAATCTTTTGAAGAAAGACGTGACCGTTATTTCTTTAAAAAACTTGCGGCGAAGTATGAGGATCATGTTATCCAAGATTACTTTGTCGCAAATTTTATGCATGACCCTAAAGGATATATCCAATCATTCTCTATCGATAACTATGAAAGGTGGAAAGTAAATCAAGAGTCATTCTGTTATAAATTTAGACAGGATGTACATCTTCTGTTAGAAGATTTTGAATCGCCATATCAAGATAAGTTTGATAAAATTTTTAAAGTTCGAGAAGGAGAACATCCATCTCTCTTAAAGTACTATCTTTCAGGAGAGATAAAATTAGAAACCCTAGTTATATTTGAAACCTGTTTGGGATATATCAATAGATTTGATAAGCACTTAAAGGATCCCATCTGGAAAGACATACGCAGGAGAGTACTTAAGTATCAACCATTTTTAAAAGTTGATTGTACCAAGTATAAAGGGGAAATATTAACAGTTATAAGGACAAAACTATGAGTTTCTTTAAATCAGAACAGGTACAAGATAACTTACAAGATATTTTCAAAACCTATCAGGAAATTGCAGGAGTCACTAGTAGACTAAATGCAATGAATAAAGAAGAAAGACTTAATCACATTGAGCAATGCAAAATCTTAATCGATAAGCAAAAAACATTTTACACTCGATTATCTTTATCTTCTGCTGAAGATGCTGAGGCATCTGATATGAAAACGAGAATCAATGCCTTGGCAAATGCTTTCGGATACTCAAACCTCTTGGAGTGTATGGACGCGATGATTCAGACACTTGAAGAAGCGGCACAGAGGGAGGTTGACGAGGACTAAATACTATGCTATCCTTACAGGGTAGCAAACAATCCAACTACACACACTCAATACGGAGAATACTAAATGTCATTCGCAAGTCTCAAGAAAGCGTCAAGCAAGGGTGACACCTTCGCTAAACTGACGCGAGAGATTGACAAACTGAATCAGCCTGCTGCTGGTTCTTCTGCCGACGAACGTTTCTGGAAACCAGAGATGGATAAGTCTGGCAATGGTTATGCTGTTATCCGATTCCTGCCTGCTCCTGATGGAGAAGAGATGCCTTGGGCAAAGGTTTGGAGTCACGCATTCAAAGGTCCTGGTGGACAATGGTACATCGAGAACTCACTCACCACTCTTGGTAAGGACGATCCTGTTGGTGAAATGAACCGCCAACTGTGGAACAGTGGTCGTGAAAGCGACAAAGAGATTGCTCGTGCTCAAAAGCGTAAGTTGTCTTACTACTCCAACATCTATGTTGTGCAAGATTCTGCACATCCCGAGAATGAAGGTCGTGTCTTCCTTTATCGATTTGGTAAGAAAATCTTTGACAAACTGACTGAAGCAATGCAACCTGCATTTGCTGATGAAACTCCTTTAGACCCATTCAACTTCTGGAAAGGTGCTGACTTCAAACTGAAGATTCGTAAGGTCGAAGGTTACTGGAACTATGACAAGTCTGAGTTTGCTGCACCTAGCACTCTTGGTAACTTTGATGATGACAAACTGGAAGGTATCTGGAATGAAGGATACTCTCTTGCAGAGTTTGAAGACACTAAGAACTTCAAGTCCTATGAGCAACTACAAGCACGTCTGAATCTGGTGCTTGGTAAGACCTCTAATGCATCTGCTCCTGCCATTCGTGAGGATGAAGAGGAAGTATTTGCTAAACCTGAACCAGTAGAAAACTGGGGTAAAGAAGTTTCAGACTTCCGTCAGACAGCAGTCGCATCATCTCCTGTAGAGGATGAAGATGACACTCTGTCTTACTTCGCCAAACTTGCTGAGGAAGATTGATGAAACTTGCACTCGCTACATTGATGTTAATTACTGTTCTTCCTGCTAGTGCAGGAAGTATTGGTGACCGAAGCAACCGTCAAGCATATAATTCTCAAAGAGGATATGCTTCAGAGAACAGATGCTATCGTAATGAATATCGTGAAGAGTATATTCCTGGCACATCCAGATCCCCTGGATATGTCTCATCATATAAAGAGCGAGTGGAAGTTCCTTGTAATCGTGAAGTCTATCGTCGTGATGATGCTAGGAAACATAACACCGATGACAATTCTTGCCTCGAAGGTTCAATTCTAGGTGGCATTGCTGGAGGTGGTGCAGGTGCTGCATTATCACGAGGTGATGGTCGTCTCTGGGCAATCCCTCTGGGTATTGTCGGTGGAGTGATGGCAGGTTGTCAAATTGATGGAGGTTGAAACGAAATTCGACTTTTGATTCCCTGAAACGGCGGAAAAAATCTCCGCCAATTTTTTGACTCCTAGGGTTTTTTAAATTGTTGCTCTAAGAGAATCCTAAGTAGGTTCTCTTTTAGTAAAAATAACGCTTCTTGCTCGTAAGAATCTCCACCAGGCCATTTATCTAAATGAACACAGACGGATTTGTACATTAGTACGAGTCCGTCTTTTGATATGTCCATGGTTATGTAATCTTCGTTAGGACTAGTATCCACCGCCGTAACCTGGTGAAGGACTTGGTGTAGGTGATGGCGTAGGACTTGGCGTTGGAGAAGGTGTAGGCGATGGTGTAGGACTTGGCGTTGGAGAAGGTGAAGGATTCACAGACTGAACACCTGCAACTGTAGTGGTTGATGTTGTTGTTACTGCAACAGCACCTGTCGAACCAGTAGTGATAACTGAAGCACCAAATGTAGAACCAAAGTCAAAAGTATTAACTACTGGCAAAAGATTAGTTCTTCTAGTTGCACTAGCAGTAGAAGAACTCTTTCTATTAATGAATTTTTGAGCAATACTTAGTTTTGTTTGTTTTACATTGTTTTCATCCAATTCAGAATGTGGTTGATATTGAACTAAATCATCAAATTCTTCAATAATTAATTCAGCAATCTCTGCATTTGGTATCAAAATCTGACGTTTAATTTCATTTAAATAATCTTCATATTCATAATTAGATACTGGATATATTGATTCTTCTTTTGTTTTTGTAGTTCCATCAGGAAAGACTACTCTAAAAGATTCATTTACTTCTGTACCTTCCTTGACAAAAACAATATCATTGTATAACACTTCATTAGTTTCCCAATGATGCACTGAGTCAGGATCGTCGTATTTAGATTCAACCAAAGATACTACATCTACTTGATTTTTTGGCCACTCTTCATATACATCTACAATATTATTAACTAACAAAATAACCCAGTCTAATTCTGCGTCACCTAATAGTCTATATGCTACTGTTGGAGGTGTTTCTCCATCACGTAACGAGTAAGTTTCAAACAGAGTAATATACTGATTCAGATTTGGAATAGTAACTGCTCTTCGGAATATATTTTTAACTAAGCGATACTTATAATTTTCATCCGATGATGTGCCTTCAGCAATATAAGTATCTGGTAAACGATTAAAATAACCCATTAGTTTAGTATCCTGCTGAAATATCTCGTTGAGTAATAATTGAAGTTTCGATGAATGTCAAATTGACAGCAACAGATGGAACCATAATTTGGGGTTGACCACTCAGTAAGTGTCTGAAAGCGTTATACGACCCATCTGGAGTGTAATTTACTTGAATTCCTGCACATACAGAATCTTTGATTCTATGATGCAATGGATATCCTGCTGCGTCATAGTCACCTTTTGCATTAAGTCTTCTATAAGAAAGTTCAAACTTGTCAGGAACTTCAAAATATCGAGCAGAACGAGCTCTTGCTGCACCATCGCTTGCGAAGAGATTTTTAAAATTTTCATTAGCTTCACTACTATCTCCACCACTATTATCTGTGTTAAATTCGTCATCATCTGCAGATCCTACGATAGGAACTGAACCAAATTTAATGTAATTTATAATTTTAAAGATTTCTTGTGCTTCTCTTCCACTACGGGCAAAAAACTTAAATGAGAAGTTGTGAGTTCGGAATGACATATTACTGAATAGTTGCTCAGTAAATGGATTGAATACTTTTCCTTTTGTCAGTGCTTGTAAAGCATTAGCATCAATATTACCTGCAAGACCCAACATTTGATTTATATTTGATGCTGAACTTGCAATTGCTGCAGAAGCAAACTCTGGTAAAGCAGCATCTGCTGCACCTTGAATAGTATTAACTATCTGGTCCATATCACCACCACTATTCATCAACCCTGCTGCTGCAACTCCAGCAACACCAATATCTACTTGTCTGTAGTTTGGTTGATATTGAGTTTGAATTTGATTTGGGATTGCCAGATATACTCTCTCATTTCTATGAACTTTACTAACTTTATTACCTGGAAGATTCAACCCATAATAGTTGGAATCGCTATCATTATAATTGATAGCATATCTTCTCATGGCAAGATAGTCAATAAACTCTGTTGGAGACTCTAAGTCACCAGCATTACCACCTTCGGACACAGGGGGATTTAAAGGATATCTATAGATTGAGTTGGACAAAAGATACTACCTAAATATTATGTGACCTCTATGTATTTATGCGCTATCAAGGAAAGTATAGACCTTCTTTTCCTGGGAAGTATAAAGGCGATTTCGCCAATGTGATTTATCGCTCCTCTTGGGAGTATAAATTCATGAAATGGTGCGATATTACCACATCTGTTCAAGAGTGGGGTAGTGAAGAAATTATTATACCGTATGTCTCTCCTGTTGATGGTAGAAAACATAGGTACTTTCCAGATTTTTATGTTAAAATCAATAACAAAAAATATCTAGTGGAAGTAAAACCCTACAAACAGACTAAAGAACCCAAGACTCAAAAAAGACACACAAAACGATATATAAATGAAGTAGTGACCTACGCTGTTAATCAAGCAAAATGGAAAGCAGCAACGGAGTTTTGTATGGATAATGGTTGGGAGTTTATGTTAATTACTGAAAAAGAACTTAAAGTGTAATGGCAATTCCAAATAAAGAGCAAGCACAATATAATTCATTACAAGAATTTATTGGATTTTTTAAGAATGAACCAAACGCTCCTTCATATTCCAATCTTTTCTCGGTGCATTTTAGTACTCCTCCGATGCTGCAGAATGGTGCTTATGGAATGAATACGACTAAGTACGAACCTCAAAGAGAAGTTTTAAGAACATTATTAAATTATTATGCAGAAAGTGTAAATCTTCCTAGTAAACAAGTTACAACAGGAACATATAACCAGTTAGGTTCTGCAATTAGATATGCTACTGGTTCTACCTTTAGTCAAATTAGTATTACATTCAGAGTTCCACGTTCTGGAGAGACGAGAGCATTTTTTGAAAAATGGATTTCTATGATGGCAAATGATGCCAGTCAGTATACTGATTATTATAATAATTACGTTTGTAATACATTGAGGATTTATAAATGGGAAAGAGGTGGTGGTGATGCTGCTGTTAGTAAACCTGAATTTAGAAGAGCAGTAAGAGATAGTGGATTGAGGGCAGATCAGATAAATGCCCCTAGGTTAAATTCGTTGTCTACAGCATATGAACTGCGTAATGTATTTCCTTACAATATTGGTTCTATACAGTTAGACAATGCTCAGGCAAAAACTGTAAGTATGACAGTTCAGTTTTATTATGAAAGATATAGATTCTATCAATCTGAAGACCTTCAATTCCCTTCAACTATCAACCCCTCACAAATACAACTTGATAACTTAACACAACCTGGAACTGATCCATTAGTCAATTTTCAATTTAGTAAATTATTTAATAACTACCAGGATCTAATCTCATCAACTGGCAACGTTGGATAATTTGATAAATAAAATTACTGAATTGAATTTTTATGGCATTACCTAAGATTAATGTACCTAAGTACAAATTGAAACTGCCTTCAACAGGCAAAGTAGTGAATTTTAGACCATTTCTAGTTAAAGAAGAAAAATTACTTCTTCTTGCCACTCAGACAGGGGAAACTGAAGAATTAGTAGATGCAATTACAAAAATTGTTTCGGATTGTACTGATGTTAAGGATGTAAAAAATCTCTCAACATTTGATATTGAATATCTATTCTTGCAAATTCGCACAAAATCTGTTGGTGAGACTGTGAATATCAGTCTTACAATGCCTGACGATAATGAGACTGAGGTTGACGTTGAAATTCCTTTAGATGAAATCACCGTCAAAACAGATAAAACTCATAAAACTGAGTTGAAACTTAGTGATGAAATTATCGTTACTATGGGATATCCTTCCCTTGAAATGTTCGTTAAGATGAATTTTTCTGATGAGGATGTTAATCAAATTGAACAAGTTTTTGAAATGGCAGCGGGTTGTGTAAAAACAATTTCCGATCCTGCTCAAGTCTATGATTGCGTAGATGTCTCTAAAAAAGAACTTATAGAATGGTTTGAAGAATTGAATAGTAAGCAATTCGGTATGATTCAAGAATTTTTTGAAACCATGCCTAAGTTGTCACATACACTTAAAGTGACTAATCCCAATACTGGGGTAGAAAACGAAATTGTTTTAGAAGGTCTGGCATCTTTTTTCGGATAGCACTCCTCCATACAAATCTTCGCTCTTATTATGAAGGCAATTTTTCATTAATGCATCATCATAAATGGAATATAGAACACATTGACAACCTAATGCCTTGGGAAAAGGAAATCTATGTCAATATGTTAATACAATTCCTAAAAGAAGAAGAAAAACGTATGAAGGAGCAGCAGGCAGCAAGTGGCTAAAATAACACCTTATAAGTTTGTAAATCCTAGATTTACATCTAGTAAAAATCCAGATACGATTGCAGCAAGAACTTCAACTCTTGCTATCAATAGGATTGGTGTGACCGTTGAAAGTTTAGCAAACACAGTTGCTGGTCTTTCTTCTATTGCTGCTCTTAGAGAGAAAACGAGATTAAAATCTACACAATTAGAGCGCAGACAAGAAAGATTAAAGAAAGATAGGGAAGCAGAAGAAAACGAAGAAACTAGTAAGTTATTAAAAAAGAAAGACCCTAGAGCAGATAAACAGAAATTAAATGTTGGGAAAGGTAGTCTTAATTGGTTAGAAGAATTTATTGGACCTCTAGGTAAAATTCTTCTAGATTTTGGTACATTTGCTCTCACTGCTGAATTATTAAAATACCTAGGTGATAAAGAAAATCGAGAAAAGGTAGCAGTATTTGTAGATAAAGTTGGATTTATTTTCAACAAATTATCAGAATTTGCTGGTAAAATAACTCAAGGTTTATCGGATGGAATGGATGCCATCTTCGGTAAAGAATCAACTATTGGAGAGAGACTAAACGCTTTCGGCAAGATTGTTGCCGCGATTACGGGGATATCAGGTATCTTGGGTGCTGCATTTGCAGCTAGAGATTTATTTCAAGCGCAACAAGATCTCCAAGATACTCCTGATAGACGTAGAACACCAGATGCGGATAAACCAAGAAAACCGCCAAAACCTACAGCAACGAACCCTAGTGGCGCAGACCCTGATGTAGAGGGTCCTAGAAAGAGACCAAAGGTATCTACTATTGCAGATCAGTTTGGTGATGCTGCATCAAAACAATATAAAAAGATTCTTGCCGAGTATGGTGATGATGCTGCGAGAGCATACGCTAATGCGTTAAAAAATTCTGGTGGTGATGCATCCAAAGCACTAAAGGCATTCAATCGTCTTAAATTAACAAAAATTGCACCTCCAAAACCATCTAGACTACAAAGAGGTTTAGACTTTTTTGGCGACCTTGGGACTAGTATTAGAAAAGGAACGGCAGCATCATTTAATTGGTTTAAAACTGGATTGATGAATGCTCCAGAGTGGGCAAAAAATCAATATAAAAACCTTTCTGCAGCAGGACGTGCAGCATGGGAAAAGACAGTTAAAGCAGGTGAAGTAATAAGTGCAAAAGGAAAGAAATATGCACTGGCAGCAGGAGATAAGTTTAAGGCAGCAGGAGATTGGGTTGCTGATGGAGGAAAGAAATTTTTAAGCAATATGGCACAAGGTGCCAAAAATGTATTTTTTGAAAAAGTACTGAATCCATTAAGACCTATTATAGATCCAATTGCAGCAAAAGCAAAACTAGTAGGGGATGCATTAACTCAAAACTTAATGAAGATCCCTGGTATGAAGCAGGCTGCTGAGGTTCTTAAAAAGAAGGGCATTGGCAGTTTCGCTGACGTTGCAACCGCAGGGGGTAAGTTAGGAAAAAGGGCAGCTGCAGTTCTTCCTGTTATTGGTGGACTTGTAAACCTTGGATTTGCTTATGATAGGGCAGCAAATGGCGACTCTATTGGTGCATTAATTGAAGGTACATCAGGTATCTTGGATATTGCTGGTCTTTTTACAGCAGGTGGTGGTAGTGTAGCATCAATGCTTCTCGACGGATATATGTTCGTTCGTGATTTTGTTCCTCAATTACAAGAGGGTGAAAATAAAGTAGTAGAAGGTTTAGGACTATCTGGATTTAAAAGTCAAATTGATAGTGTATTGAGTAAGTTGCCTAATATCGGTGAACTCATTGGTATGGTAACAGGGTCTAATAAATCTGAAAATTCAAGTCCTGTTGAACCAGAACAGCAGATGTTCCTAGGTGGTGTTGTTAAGAGCATCGGCAAGGCAGTAAGTGGAGTTGTAAACTCTCCTATCGGCAATGTTGTAAAAACTGCTGCATCGTTTATTCCTGGGGTAGCACCCATCATGGCAGGCGTAAATGCAGTTACAGGACTTGCTTCGGGAAATCCAATTCAAGGTCTTATGAACGCTGCTACATCATTCTTACCTGGTGTTAGTAATGCTATTGGTAACTTCATGGGTAATAGTGCTATAGGTAGTATCCTAACAAATGTAATGGGTGCTAATTATGACCAAGCATTAAGTACAGGTTTATCAATGATTAACCCTGCTATCGGACAACTTGCAGGAGCAATATTCAAAGGTGGAATGAGTCCTATGAATATGTTAGATACTGCTGCAATGCAATTTGGATTAGATGGAATTATTAATTCGTTTATGAGTGGGGATTATGTTGATGGTGTATCGGCAACTGCAGGAGCATTAGGAATTAATCCTAAAGTTATTGGTGCTACTAAGAGTGTGTCTAAACAAGTACTTTCCCCTGGAGGATTGTCTGAAAGACTAATTCTTGACGAAGTAGTGGAATTTATACCTCTTCCTATCGTTGTAGAAAAATTACAACCGATTATGCAAGCTGTACCCATAAATACAGGTGGTGGTGCCGTAAGTGGTGGACCTTCTAGTCTGACAACCAGGATGCAATAATGGCAACGGCAGTAAACAAAAGCAGTAAAATAAATTTTTATAAGTTTGTCCAGGTAAAAGAAGTCTCTTCTGCCTCGGAAAGTAGTGGTGAAGTAGCATCGGTAATCAATTCTAACACAAAAGCGATTAATAATCTAGGGGGAACCCTTAACAGTTTAGGAAAGGTCTTGACAGACCTCAAAAAAATTGCTATAATTGACCTTGAGAGGGAACAAAAGGAGAACAGATCTAGCTTCAAGTCAAACTTTGCTGATGAAAAAGGAACGAAGAGAGAAAAAAGTTTCTTTGCCTCGATTATTGGCGGTAAAGCAAAGGGATTTTTTGAAAGTATCTTAGGGATGCTTGGTGGACTGTTTAAATTTTATGTTGGTACTAAAGCATTAAAGTGGTTATCTAATCCTAAAAATAGAGAAACTGTTAAGAATGTTATTGGTGTTATAGCTAAGATTGGTAAATTTATATTTGATTGGGCAAAATTTGGTATAACAACTACTATTGATTCTTTATACACATTATTGTCGGATGATACTAGTTGGTGGGACAAAACTCTATCTGTTGGTAAGTTATTAGTTGGTGTCGGAACACTTTTACTGGGGGCACGTTATCTTGCCAATCCATTAAAAATTGTTACTGATATCGGTAGAGCAATTTCTACTTTGATTAGATTTGCTACAGGACGAGGTAGGACAGGGGGAAGAAGACGTGGCGGAAGAGGCGGTGGTGCTTTAAGACTAGCAGCGGGTGCAGGTTTGGCGTATGGTTCTTATCGGGCATTCCAATCTTTAAATGAAGATAAACCAGAAGAAAAGGCACATGGTGGTAAGATAAAAAAAGCACATGCTGGTGGATGGATTAATGGTCCTCAGTCTGGATATAAAGTATCATTAGATGGAGGTAGAAGTACTTCATTTATCGGTCATGGTAAAGAATATGTTGCGCGTAAAGCTGATGGTGGAGCATTTGTAGTTCCCTTTAATACACCAGCAACACAAAGAATGTCTGGTCTCACCTCTAAGAGAATTGGTGAGGCAAAAAGAGGTGGATATAAACTTCCTGGATTCTCTCAAGGTGGATACTTAGACGCATCAAAGAGGCAGGATAATACTCAGGGAGATAATGCCAATAAGAAGATATTCTTGCATTGGAGTGCTGGTAATAGGAATGCCACCAACTTTCATAATGGATATGGATATCACACTTACATTCCTTCTAGTGGACAACCTGTTCGTAGAGCAAAATATGGTTCAACTGGTGTACCACATCATACCTACGGAAGAAATAAAAGTCAGTCTGCAGCAATTGGTGTTGCTGGCATGTCAACTGCTAATAATGAAAATGGTTCTAGTTTTGGTTCTCAAGCAATTACGAAAAACCAATATCAAGGTATGGCAAAGGAATCTGCCGCACTTGCTTTGAATTGGGGATGGAAACCTTCAGACATCACTGATAAGAGAGTAAGAACACACGCTGAAGAATATAGAGATTATCCAAATTGGTATGACCGCAATAAAGGTAGTCATTATCGTTGGGATTTATCTAAACTTTATGCTGGCGAAAAACACCTCTCAGGTGGTCCTAAGATTCGTAATATGATTAAGCAGCAAATGGGTTTGCTTAGTGGCAATAGACCATCTGGAGGAAAACCAAAAAATAACCATGACGATTCCGCTATGGGACCTGGACCTCAAAGAAGTATCATGAGTAGATTCCAGGGTGCTGTAGATGCTATGACAGGCGGAATGACAGACTTTGATGGATTGAGTAGTCAATCCCAAGCAGCACCTGCTGCAACAACTCCTAGTGAGTCTTCAGCGAATACTGGCGGTGGTATGGGTAAGGGTAAGGATTTCTGGACTCTTGCTGCTGTTGCTGGTACTGAAGATAATGATGCTCAAGGTTGGGCGGATGTTGCTCAATCTGTCTACAACAGAAAAGCATCAGGAGTTAATTTCAATCAAATCAATGGTAGTATTTCTGGATATCTTCTTGGAAGAATGCAATATGAACCTACCTGGAAATATCCTAGAGCAGGAGCTACTGGAAAACCAAATGCAGAATGGCATGCAATCAAAGATGCCGATTCTGCTGCAAGAGCAATGGGAAAACCAGTCTCTTATGTAAAAAGAGTTGCTAAGGCACTGCAGAATAAAGCATTGCAAAAGAATGCAGCAGCGTTCGTTGGTGGTAGAACTGACTTCATGGGTGGTAATGAAGTTCCTGACTTTAATAAAGGTGATGTAAGAAGAAAAGGCAACATGCCAAATAACTTCTTTGGTTGGTTTGTTGGTGGCGGTGGACAACAAAGAAGAAAAAGTAAATCTGCTGCTGGTATTCCTGGTTTTACTGGATCGCAATCTGGACAAATATCTGAAACTGGTACAGGCAAGACTCAAAGTGGTCATGATATCAGAGATGTTGCTGCTACTGGAGGAGCAGCAAAAAGAAACTTGTTCGATGATTTAACAGGTAGGGGGGCAAATCCTTTTGCAAGACAGTCTGAATCCTATGCTCCATATAGTGGTGTATATGGAACCAGTGGAGAAACTTATAAGGATGCATCTGCATTGAAAACAGCAACTGAAGAGCGTAATAGAGCAAAACAAACTATATTAAATAGTTCTAGGCAATTGGCATCTTCTATGATGGGTGCTGCTACTGGTCAAAATCAAGTTGTAATGCAGCAAGTTCAACAAGCAGCGATGGCAACTCAATCTAGTATTCAAAAGGCACAATCATCTAGTTCTACTCCATCTCTTGTAGGTGGTGGTCGCGGCGGTGCAAGTCTTCAAACAACTGCTGCAGTATTAAATTCTTTTAACAACCCACTTAAGGGCATTCTCTAATGGCATTACCAAGGTCAGAATCTGGATCAGTAGAATATAAATTAATCATTAATAGAAATGGTGAAGACCTTACCAATTCTGATGGTGGTAAAGATTTAAATGAGTTTGTTACTGCTATAGAAGTATTTGAAAGTATCACATCTGCAACTCTAGAGGCAAGAGTAGTTATTAATGACTCGGCAGGATTAATTGGTTCACTAACAGGTTCTGAAATTTTTAAGTTGCAGATTAACGGTTCGATTTCAAACTTTACATATTATCTTCGTTCATATAATATTGAATCTCGTTCTAGAGTAAGTCAAAGCACAGATGTTTACATTGTAAGTATGGCATCTGAAGAATATATTAAAAATGAAATTACTAATGTATTTGGTAATACGACGGTACTTTTTAACAATGATACTAGAGCAGACAATATTTTAAAATTGTTACTAAGGAGTAATAGATTTTTAGGTACAAATAAGAGAGTTTTTACTGAGGATACTTTGAATGCACACGATTATATAATTCCTAATTGGAGACCATTTGATTGCATTTACTGGATGTGCAATCGTTCTATTCGTGCAGGCAATTCATCAAAGTCTTTACAAAGTGGATATGTATTTTTTGAGAATGCATTTGGATATCATTATAAGTCTATTGACAAAATGATTGATGATGTAAACTCCCAATCACCATCACGAAAAACAAATTATAATACTGGAGAACCAAGATTATATCGTTACGAATATATTCCTAAGAGAACCAGTGAGAACCAATCTGCTGACCAATTCAAAATTGATAGTATTGTTTTTCCTGAAGAAAGAAATTTCTTGATGGGATTGAGACATGGTGCATGGTCAGGATTTAGTATTGGATTAGACCCTGTTACGATATCATCTTCTAAAATGGGGGCAAGTACCGATTTATCAGCAGATGCGTACAGATATTCTATTTTTGAACTGTGGTCAAAGATGTCTCATCTTCAAGGAGGTCAGAATAAAAATCCTCTTGAATCTATGGATAAAGGCATTCAAGAAATGATAAAATATCCAAAAAGGGTACGTTATAGTATTATGCCCAATCAAATATTTGACCAAAAAGATACTGATACTATAGGCGCAACCTATGAGCAGTTAGTTGAACTTCAAGCATATCAATGGATGAGGATTGAAGCATTAAAAACATTAAAACTTCAAATCAGTGTTCCTGGCAATTTAGACTTGTATGCGGGTCATGGTATTGAAATCACGATACCAAGCACTGCCAAATCTGGAAATAAAACAAAGATTGACAAAAAATACAGTGGACGGTATATAATAGCTGGATTGACGCATAAAATCCTCGGAAATAACATGACAACCGAACTTTTGCTATTAAAGGATTCTATTCGTCAATAAATAAAATTATGAAGATTAATCACCAATTATGGAAAACATCGAAAGTCATATTGCCAAGGACAAAGAAATTCTTGACAACCCTCTAATTTCTCCCAACCAACGCCGTCACATTGAAGGTGAACTGCACGAACTAGAAGAGTATGCAGAACATCATAAGAAAGAGATTGAAGCAGGCGATCATCATGACCCATCATACTTAGAATTGTTCTGCGATCAGAACCCAAGTGAGCCAGAGTGTAGAGTATATGAAGATTGATGATTATATTTTAGGTCATTGGTCTAATAGATATCAAGCACAAAGTCAACCAACTAAGTATTCTACAGTTGAAATACTTTGGGAAAAAATAGATGGTGGATACCACTCTAAAAATTATTATAGATGTGATGGACCAGAAAATCCTTATAGAGAACGGTATCATAAAGCGATTGTAATTTCAGAGACTGAAGTTCATTTTCAAAACTATGATTTGAACTGGACAAGAGCAGGAAACTGTGATATGATATTTACATACGACGGCAATGCATGGCACGGTCAACTTGGCGGTAGTGAATGCACTGGTGTTCGGGGATATAGAGTTGTAGCAGAAATTCATTTATATGGAGGTAAACTTCATAGTAAAGACCAAGGTTACAATTCTGAGGGGGAGATGATGTGGGGTAGTGAATTACTCTATAAATTCACTCGAATGGGCGAATAACTCAGCGGTAGAGTGTCTCCTTTACACGGAGGTTGTCGGGGGTTCGATCCCCTCTTCGCCCATAAATAAAAACGTTATAGATTATTCAACCGATGCAAACCATTGACGGTATCATCAATGAACCTACAGTAAATTTCGTTGGTAAAGACGGATTTTACTGGTGGGTTGGTGAAGTGGAAGATACTGAAGACCCCATGGAATTGGGTCGAGTAAAAGTTAGAGTTCTTGGATACTATACAAATGTAAGAGGAGGAACTACAACAGATTTGCCCACAGAAGCATTACCTTGGGCAACAGTGATGCAGCATACTTCACAAGCAGGTAATGATTCTCAGGGTGAAAGTTCTGGACAGTTGCAACCTGGTGCAATTGTTATGGGTTTTTTCCTTGATGGAGAAAGCGCACAAATGCCTCTTGTAATGGGAGTTCTTCGTGTAAATAAAAATTCTGATAGTCAAGACACTAAAGAGTTTGCATTTACAGGAGAGAAAATGGAACCTGGTCTTGCTCCAGGAGCAGGTCAACTTCCTCCAGGTGAGACAAATATTCTAAAATCTACTCATAGAGCAGGTTCGCAAAATAATTCAGTAGCACTTCCTAATTCTAAAACCGTTGCTCCTGGAGGAATTGGTCAACCTGCAAATATTGGCACTCAACCTGGAATTGCTGGTAGTTCTAGTAATGCACAGAAACCTAGAAATCCTGAAAAACCAATTCCTGCTGGTAATGGTGTTGGTGGACCTTGGAAAAGTTTGGAATATAAATTGAGTTATCTCGTTGAAGATATTGCTAATAGTGCAGGCAGTCTTGTTAAAAATGAGAGTGGTAATTTTCTAGATGTTGTTAGTGGTAAGTTAGTTACAGCAGAAGCACTCACATCAAAATTACAAAACTTCTTGAGTAGTGTCTTCACTCAAGTTATTTCTGCTATAAGACAGCAATTTTCTCAACTTACAGAACAATTATCAATTGCTAGTTTATTGGGCGGTGCTACAGGAGCACCATATATCATCTATACTATTATTCAGCAAGCAATTCAACAAATTCTTTCTGCTTTGTGTCTTGAAGATAGCAAATTGATGGGATATATTTCAGACCCCATTGGTTCTGTTATTAATCTTGTAGAAGGATTTCTTGATGCTGCTATTAGTAAAGCAGAAATGGTTTTACAAGGAGTTCAGGATGTTATTGATTCTGTTATCTGTCAAGTCCAGAGCATCATCAGCACTATGCAAGATGTTGTATCAACTGTTGTTGAACTTGTAGAAGGTTTTGAGCAAGTACAAGAAATTATTCAAACTTGGAAGGAAGGAAGTAAAATCTTTGAAGAAGGTACAGATTTAATTCAACAAGGAATTAGCAATATTACTGGTTTGATTTCATTCTTCTTAAATTTCTTTACCTCAGGTTGCGATCGTGAAGCACATGGTGGTAAGGATACGGTAGGTTGGTTTCCTATGTTTGGTGTCACTCACTGTACGGATGCTGAGTTAAATGAAATTAATAGGATTAGGGGACGACAAAGAGGAGATTGTGGAAGTAATGATGCTGGAGCTAGTCTCTGGGATAGTCTTTATAAGGAAGCAGATCCATATCTAACTGCAGCAAAAACTTTCATCAATGGTGCCTATGAGTTACATGTTGGTACTCCTGGTCGTCAAGCAACGGTTAAAAAATCTGAAAATGGTACTACCCATACATCAGTAAATTATAATAACTCATCTTTTTCTGAGTATCAATTTTTAAGACAACTTAGAAAAAGTAATCCCGATATTAGTCAAGAAGAACTAGATAAAAAATATACTAGTTATGTAAAGAAAAATGCAGGCAGTAAAGGCGATACTGGAAATCTAGTTGCCGATCATACTTCATATGCAGGTAATTATACTCAAGAAGTTCATGGTGATGACTGTAAACTTGTTGATGGTGATTATGTTCGTACTATTGATGGAAGTTATCATTTAAAAATTACTGGTGATTGTCATCTTGAAGTCGGTGGTGGATTCTTTATGTCTGCTGAGGGAGCACCAACAGTAGCACCTAAAAATGGTGCTTCGCAAAACGAAAGAATTCAAAAGCATACTATCAGACTTGGTTCTGACCTTGATGTTAATGTTGCAGGTGCTAAACTTGGATTGCAAGCATCTGAAATTGAACTTGCTTCACAAGCTAATAAAATTGCGGGTTCGTCTTTAGAAGTTTCTTGTATGAATCAAAGTTACTCTGGTGGAGAAATTATGATTAATGCAAATAATTCAATCGAGTTTAATACGATTTCAGAATATCACTTTATCAACTTTCCTACAACTTCACCCTTCTCGGCAAAAGCAGGTATCTTTAATTCTGTTAGAGGTTCTGTAGATTATATTATAACTCCTGGAGGTTCTGCTGCTGACGCAGTTCCTAGGTTTAATGTGGTCAATCCTTCTGGTCCAGTTAATTTTACTTGTGGTGCTACTGGGTATAACTGTAGTGTCACCACTGGAGCATTCAATGTTGATGTTGCAGCAGGATTGTTTAGGATTTCTGCCAGCACCGTTGGCACCATTGATGCATTGGCAGCACTCAATATTAGTTCTCAGGGTATTGTCAGGGTCTCTGGAAAATCAATCTTCTTGAATTGACAACCGCTGTCGTCTGTGCTATGATACGAGAGTCTCTCAAAGAACCATGACCGACGCTCTCAATCACATCTTTGTAAACTTTTCAAAACGTAAAATTACTCTCGTCGATGACGAAGGGTATGAGTCAGATGTTAAATGGCACTTTAACTCTACAGGTGCTGCAGGTTTTGCTGAGACAGTATCTGATATCCAACAGATAGTTGATTCAGATTCAATTACTTATTGTTTTGCTGTAAAATGAACGAACCAATTTCAATAACAGAAGCAGAAGCACAACAGTATCTTGAGTTTATTGTTGATATGTGTGAACGCAATCGTTGCGTTTGGCGTATTGAGAGACCTGATGGTGCTGCTGTAATCCTTGCACCAATTGTTCAGTCAGGACCTCCTTTATCTGAGGAAGTAATTGACCAAGTTGAAGAATTCCGTAAACAATTTGTTGGAGCTATTGATGAAACTGCGTAATGCAATTCTTGCTGGATTGATGTTTGGTATGGCACATGGTATGTCAGTACAAGCAAATCCACTTAAAGAAACTGAATACAAGACCATGCACTCTATGGGTTGTATGCTCTTAGGTGAGTGTACTGATGATGTCAAAAAAGTATACTCTATGCTTGATATCTCATCAGAGTATGATAACACTCAAGAATTCAGTGGTGTCACTGGTGAGTTCCATAACATCTTGCACTCACTTAATCTAGTTGGTGTGAATGTATTTCTGGCAGATGAAAAGTATTTTCCTGCAGGACATCGTGGTGTATATCATACTGTCTCTAATAACTTCTTTCTGAATAAGAATTTTATGGGACAACCTGGTACTCTCATGATGGTTATGCGTCACGAAGGATGGCATGCTGCACAAGATTGTATGGCAGGTACTATTGATAACTCACTCATTGCTATCATCAAACCAGAGGATGAAGTTCCTATGATTTGGCGTGTACTCGCAGAGCGTACATATCCTAAGAATGCTGTACCATGGGAAGCAGAAGCAGGTTGGGCAGGTCGTACTGAAAACATGACAATGAATGCTCTTGCTGCATGTGCTGGTGGTAAGATGTGGGAAGTTTACGAACCAACTCCTTTGACTCGTAAGTATCTTGAGGATAACGGATATATTAAAAACTAGGTCCTATAAAGGTAACTATATAGAGAACCCGTGAAATAAAACATGTATGAAGAACTAAATTGTTTTGAGGAAGCACTCAAGCACTTTGGTACTAGAGTTGAAGTCATCACTGCTATGGAAATGGCACGTAAAATATCACCTGAAGATGCCTATCAGATGATTAAAGATGAACTTAAAGATGTCAAGAAATGTCGTAAGCTATTCAATAAGGAGGAATGCTCCTAATGGGTTTGTACGACACTGTTCGGTCTTCTTATAACTTGGGACCAGGTTACAACAGAAAAGACCTTCAAACAAAAGATTTGGAGTGTATGATGTATGATTATTGGATTGACCCTACAGGTAAACTGTATGAAGTTGATTACTCACATACACAAGACTTCAATAATGATTTTACTGAGTATATTCCTAATGGCAATCACGGTAAAGTCAAACCAATTTATTGGAATGGTGTAGTAGAAGTATTTCCTGCCAAGTGGGATTGTTACTACGCACCATTTCCATCTTGCTTTTTAACCTTTACTCGTGGTATAATTACTGAGGTAACACATGAACGTGAAAGAACTGCCTGATGGCAAACTCGAAATCGAATGGGACGAAAACGACCCGATTGAAAGCGTCCTCAACAACTGGACGGAAGAAGACTTCAAAAACTTCTTCGACGAATGCCTCCGTCAAGACTCAGCAGAATTTGAAAAAGAATCTGGAGAAACTGGCATCTCCGAAGCAACCCAAGAAGACACCGAAGACTTCTGGTACAACGAACTCATCCAAGAAGACGACATCACGAAAGAAGGTTATTGAACCTAAAAATAGTCGTAAGCAAGAACTATTTCCCCATCAAACATTTCCATATCGTTTAGAAATTAAAAAACAAAAACGATTATGTTGGTTTGTTTGTCATGAACATGCCTTAAAAGAAATCACCAGATACAATTTGCAACCTAAAGATTACATCTATCAAGTTTATCCTAAGTACCTATGAGACCTGAAACTCGCGAAGCAATGGAAAATCTTTGGTCAGCAAAATGGAACTTGCCAAAAGCAGCAAAACATGCTAATCTTACTGAGAAGGAAATGAAGATTACATTCAATGAGTATTGCAATTTTCATCCTCCTACTTGGGAAATTGGTAACGCCAAACAAATCGGCGTACTCTACATTGATGGGAGTGTGGCGGAATCGGTAGACGCACCA